ATGTACCTTATAGATTTGTTCCTTGTATGGTATCAGGACTTGCATATTATTTATCACAAAAATATAAACCAGAATTAGTTCAACAAATGAAATTACTTTACGAAGATGAATTAAAAAGAGCATTAGAAGAAGATGGTTCTTCTTCTAGTACATTTATAACCCCTAAAACTTATTATCCAAATGTCTAGATCAAACGGAAAATATGCACAATTTATTTCAGACCGTTCAGGTATGGCTTTTCCATATAAAGAAATGGTTGTTGAATGGAATGGATCACGTGTACATGTTTCTGAATTCGAACCAAAGCAACCACAATTAGAACCTAAACCGACTGTTGCTGATCCACAAGGTTTACAGTTTGCAAGACCTGCAAGAGTTGAACCTGAAACAGAAAGTTTATTACCCGGTAACCCATTTAGTTTTACTTCAGGCTCTAGTGTTGTAACTGTCACAGAACCTGGTCATGGAAGATCTACCGGTAATACTGTTGTATTTAGAAATGTAGATGGAAGTCCAGGTGGATTAGCTTATACAGTGTTTGAAAATGCTTCAGGATTTAGTATAACAGTTATAGATACAAATAGTTATAGTTTTGATTGCGGAACTAATGCAACGCTAACAGAAAACTCAGGAGGAATGACTGTGACCGCTGGTCCAGTTACATTAACACCATAATGACATACGCAGAATTAGTACAAAAAATTAGAGATTACACTGAAGTAGATGCAAATGTTTTAACATCTACTATTGTAGATGGATTTATATCTGATGCTGAATTTAGAATTTTAAGAGATGTAGATTCTGATAATAACAGAAGATATGCGACAGCTGATTTAGTAGCTGATCAAAGATTTATTGATACACCAGAAAATTTATTGGTTGTTAGATCTGCACAAATAGTAAATGGTGGATCAGGTAGTACTAGAAATTTTTTAGAATATAGAGATACCAGTTATATGTCAGAATATAATTCTACAGGTGTTACAGGAGAGCCGAAATATTACAGTATGTGGGACCAAGATACAATAGTTTTAGCTCCTATACCAGACTCTTCATATCAAATTCAATTAAATTATATCTTGAAAGATCCAGGTTTATCGAGTACAAATACTACTACATATTTAAGTCAAAATTTTCCCAATGGCTTACTATATGCATGCTTAGTTGAAGCATTTAGTTTCTTAAAGGGGCCAAATGATCTCTTGCAATTATATGAAGGAAAGTATAAACAAGTGGTAGAAGGCTTCTCTATAGAACAAATGGGAAGACGAAGACGAGATGAATATCAATCAGGTGTTCCTCGAGTCGGTGGAAAATAATAATAAGGAGATAAAACTATGGCTATAACACAAGCACTTGCTAACTCGTTTAAAAAACAGTTACTAGATGGAGACCATTCATTTGCGTCTGGTTCTGATGTTTATAAAATAGCTCTTTATACTTCCTCTGCTACTCTAAACTCTGCTACTACTTCTTACACAACTGGTAATGAAGTCGGTAACAGTGGTCAATATTCAGCAGGTGGTGGAAAGCTTACAGGTAATAATACTTCAATTGCATCAGGTGTTGCGATCGTTGATTTTGCTGACAGATCTTTCACTGGCGTAACGTTGACTGCTAGAGGAGCTTTAATCTATAACACTTCATCAACTGCAACTAATGCAGCTGTTGCGGCTTTAGATTTTGGGGCGGATAAAACAGCTACATCAGGAACTTTCACAATTCAGTTTCCAGCTTTTACAACAGCAGCAGCGATTCTAAGAATTTCTGGGTAATACATAGGAGGTAACTTCCTATGGCAACCTGGGGCACGCTTACTTGGAGTACAGGAAATTGGGGAGAGCAAAATAATTCTGATGCTTTTCCTAACGGGATAGGTGCGTCTTTTTCTATAGGAACAGTTACAACAGTATCAACTGTAGAATTTGGTTGGGGTAGAGATACCTACGGTGCAAGAGCCTGGGGTTCTCCTGATCAAATTGTAAATCCTTCTGGCCTGGCAATGACTGCCATAGAAGGGACAATTGATCCAGCACCGGATGCAGCAATAACCGGAATAGGTTTTACAGCTGCGTTAGGCAATGAATTTGCATTTACAGACGTAGACGTTTCAGTAACAGGCCAAGCTTTAATATCGACATTAGGAAACGAAAATGCATTTACCGATTTAAATGTAATACCAACTGGTTTTGCAATAACTAATTCTTTAGGTGATGAAACCACAGCTGGTGAAATTAACACTGGTTGGGGAAGACTTACTTGGGGTGAAAATGCGTGGGGTATTGCAGGTGATTTAGAACTTACAGGAAATGCTGCAACTCTAGCTTTAGGTAACGAAAGTATTTCGATTGATGTTGCACCTGAATTAACAGGAATTCAAATGACTGCATCACAAGGTGATGAGTCAATAGAAATATCATTTGAAATAGAATTAACAGGTTTACCTTTTACATCTAATTTAGGAACAGCCGACGCTGGTCCTGATGCAATGCTACAAGGAATCGGTTTTAGTGCTAATGTAGGAACTCTTGAAGCATATAACTTAGAAGGTTGGGGACGATACTTCTGGGGTCAGTTTGAATGGGGTGCTACAGGTGAATGGGAATTTGTAACACCTACAGGCATTTCAATGTCTGCAAATGTTGGAACAATAGCAGTTACAGGTACAGCTAATGTAGATGTAACCGGTGAAGCAATGACTGCAGAAGAAGGAATCGTAGATCCATCTCCTGATGCAGAAGTAACAGGTATTGGATTTGATGCAGATTTAGCTGTTGGTACAGTTATAGCGGGAGAGGCTAATGTAACCGTCGTTGGAGAAGGATTTGCAGCCGGTCTTGGAGTAGGTAATTTAGATGCCGTAACTCTTGCAGATGTGACTGGAATATCAATGTCTGCTAATCTTGGAAATGTTACAATTACTGGAGAGGCTACTACTAATACCACAGGAATAGACTTGACAATGGCTTTAGGAACTAATAGAACTCTAATATGGAACCAAGTAAATACAGGTACAGCGCCTACTTGGACAGAAGTTGACACAGCTGCATAAAAATTATAGATTGACATTATCAGTCAAACTTTATAAAAATAGATTAACTGGAGAATAAAAAATTATGGCTAACTCAACATCAGCTAATTTAAAATTAACTGTACAAGCAACTGGAGAAAATTCAGGAACTTGGGGACAGATCACAAATACAAATTTATTAATTCTTGAACAAGCAATTGGTGGTTATGACGCATTTAACGTAACTAACGCATCTAGAGCTTTAACTTTTACAAATGGTGCTTTATCAAATGGTAAGAATGAAGTTATTAAATTAACAGGAACTCTTGAAGGTAATTTAAATGTTACTATTCCTGATTCAGTTGAAAAAACTTATCTTGTTGAAGATGCATGTGATCATGCAGGTTTTACCCTAACTTTTAAAACTACATCTGGAACAGGTGTACTTTTATGTGAAGGTCACACTTACACATTATATTCTGATGGAACTAATGTTGTAAAAGCAGGTGAACTTAGAAAATGGAGAGCAGTTTCAGCAGCAGAAACAGTTCAAGCTGGAGCTCAACTTTTAGTAAATACAAATAGTGGAGCAGTTACAGTAACGCTACCCGCTTCTCCAAGTGCAGGTGATGAAGTATCATTTATAGATCAAGGATACGATTTTAATACTAACGCATTGACTGTCGGTAGAAATTCTTCTAATATAGCAAACAGTGCAGCTGACCTAGTTGTTAATACACAAGGTGCTGGTTTTAGTTTAGTTTATTCTGGAGACGCTACAACAGGTTGGACTTATAGGGAGAAATAGAATATGGCAAATTACGAAGCAACTAGATATGATTTTGATGGAGCAAACCTTACAGGTATAGAAGGAATTCCTACAGCAACTATTGTGCCGTGGTCAGATTCATCAGTTCCATCTGGATTTTTAGAATGTAATGGTACAGCAGTTTCAAGAACAACTTATGCAGATTTATTTGCAATCGTAGGTACAACTTACGGAGCTGGAGATGGTTCAACAACTTTTAACGTTCCTGATTTACAGGATAACGTACCGGTTGGAAAATCAAATAATAAATCTATAGGATCAACAGGTGGAGCGAACACAGTTACTTCAACTGGAAACGTTGGTGGTTCAACAGCGAATGCAACTTTATCAACACCTCAACTTGCATCACACTCTCACAGTTTAACTCCAAGTAACTGGGGAAGTTTCAATGGTAATGTGTCATATCCTCCTGGATATAATCAAGTAGGTAGAGCTAACCCATCATCACCACCCACAAACAATGCAGGTTCAGGTGGTGGTCACTCTCACAACATGAGTGCTAATTTTTCTGGAGACGCAACTTCAGTTTTACAACCATATTTAACAATTATTTATATTATTAAAACGTAGGAGAAATTATGGCAACTAATGCAAATTGGACAGTAGTATTTGAAGACAAAGCTATTATAAAACAGAGTGGCGATGGAGCTGGTATGTATATAATAGAAGATCAAGATTCTTTTTGGAATGATTCTAAATGGTCAAACATTTGGGCAATTCAATATAAAGCTGATAATCATGATTACAATGATACTGTAGAATATAGAGATGAAACTCCTCACGCTACTTGGACAGCAGCTAACTTAGGAGATTTTCAAACTCAATTTATCGATAAATGGGACGCAGCTCACTTAGCTAAATTACAATCTAAATGGGATGCTGATAATCTTGTTGATGATGAAGGTAATTCTACTGAAACAGAAGCTGAAAAAATTACTAGATTAGGTGCAAGACCTACAAGTTACTCATCTTAATTAAGACGCATCTACTAAAGTCATCCAAGACGTAAGTATATATTTTTCTCCAGATAAAGGTGGATTACCTCTGTGAACGTATGGAAATCCAGCAGGCCAAATAGCTATTCTACCTGCTTTAGGTTTTACTCTGACCGATTGATTTAAAAATTCTGTTTCTCCTCCTTCTTCAATATCATTTAAATAAATAGAAAAAACAAAAGCACGATAAGCTTGTTTTTGCGAGGCTCCATGTTCAACATGCCAAACATGATATCCTTCTGTAGGTAATGTTTTTTGAATTTTTAAATTTGTGTAATAAAAATCTTCACCATAAGCTTGTTTTGCTCCTGTATTTTCAATGTAATGTTTCCAAGCTAAATCAAAATTATGTAATAGTGATCTTAATTCACCAAACCAAATATCTATCGTACCACCACTGGCAAAATATTGTTGATCTTTTTTATTCAATACTTCAGCATTTTCAAAAGCTATTCTATTCATTGTTCTTTTAAATTTATGTTCATCTTCAAAAAATTTAATAGCATTATTACATTCTTCTTTAGTAATGTAATTATCGTATGTTGCTATAAAACTATTCATATTAACTGTTTTTTTTATCATTTTTTTTTTCCTGTAGTTTTTCTATAATTATCATAAGCATGATCAGTAAAATCTCCTTCTTTATTTACGTAATGTAAAAACACTTGAGCCATTCCTTCACCTCTATAAATACCTGGACGCCAATGTTCTTGATCACATCCAGCATATAACACAGCATCGCCTTCTTCTAATTCAAAAGACTTTCCTTCTATAATGATAGGCCAGTTATCATATTTTTTTATACACGCAGATACTGATATTTCACACGCAGGTCTGTCCAAATGTTTTTCTAAATTTCCTCCAAAAACATAGTATCTCCAATAAGCATAAGTAGGAAACAATTTTAAATTAGATTTTTTTTCAACAGTTTTTAATTTTGTATCCAATAAAGAATTCATTAATGCATCATTATACCATGCAGGTGAGAAACATTCATCTAAAGTGTAATCTTTATCTTGATCTAATTTATAATAACAATATTTTTGATAAACTTTTAATTCATTTTTATTAAAAAAATTTTTTATTAACTTAAAATTTACTGCAGCCATGCAACTATACTATACCTTGTTCCTTTCGTAATAGGTTGAATACTATGAGGATACATAAAATTACTTGGAAAAAACACAATAGAACCTTTATTAAGTTTTAATCTTTTAATTTCTTTTTCTTTTTGATCCGTAAAAACTAAGTCTCCTCCTTCATAGTTATTATTTAAGTTAATAATCACACTTAAATGTCTAGCTGTTGTAGAATAGTGATCTGTATGTGCTTTGTATTTTCCACCTTTTTTATATCTTAAAAGATCTATTTGATTTATTTTTGAACTTCCCATTCTAGGAAATTTTGCTTTGTATAATACATATTTTCTTTCTATTTCACTTTTTATATAATTCCAATAAAATAAATCTGTAGGTGTATTAAAATTTAAATGATAACCTTGTACATTTCTTACATTTTTATCTACGCCATGTAGTATTTCTAAATTTTTTTTAGCTTTATGTTTTATTAAAGGTATTATTTTATCTATAAACTCTAGATTAATTATATTATCTAATCTAACAATTGCTTCTAAATGGTCCATAATTATGATACTTTCATTCTCTGTAAAACTAATATATAAAGCACTATATGCTACAAAAATTAAATTTCAAGCCTGGTTTTAACAAAATGATCACAGATTCAGGAGCTGAATCTCAATGGGTTGATGGTGATTTTGTTAGATTTAGATATGGACTACCTGAAAAAATAGGTGGTTGGAATCAATTGACCATACAATATAAAACATTACCTGGTGTGGCACGTGCACAGCATGCATGGACTTCTTTAGCTGGTGAAAAGTATACAGCTATTGGTACTTCACAAGGTTTATTTTTATACTATGGTGAAGACTTTTATGACATTACTCCTTTAGATACAGCAATCACTGGAGCTGACTTTGATGCTTCAACCGGTTCACCAACCGTTACAGTCAATAAAACTTCACATGGTTTATCTGATGGAAGATATGTAACATTTTCTAGTGTTACAGTTCCAACGGGATCAGGATACGCAACAACAGATTTTACAGACAATACTTTTGAAGTATTAAATTCAACAGATAATACTTTTGAGATTACGATGCCATCTAATTCAGCAGGCACAACTTCTGGAACAGGGTCTGCAGAAATTGACCCTTATGTAATCGTTGGTCCTATATTTCAAACTGCAGGTTATGGTTGGGGAACAGATACATATAGTGCATCAACCTGGGGCACGGAGCGTACAATCAGTGATGTGGTTTTGGATCCAGGCTTCTGGAGTTTGGATAATTTTGGTCAAATATTAGTTGCAACTATTCACAATGGTAAGACATTTACTTGGGATGCAGGAGCATCTAATGCGAGAACTATTAGAGCAACAGTTATGAGCGGTGCACCTACTGCATCAAGATTAACACAAGTATCAGACAGAGATAGACATGTGTTTCATTTTGGAACAGAAACAACAATTGGTAATCCAACAACTCAAGATCCAATGTTTATAAGATTTTCAAATCAAGAAGACTTTAATACTTATGCTCCAACAGCAACCAATACTGCTGGAACATTTAGAGTAGATAAGGGAAACTTTATTGTAGGAGCAGTGTCTGGTAAAGATTATACATTAGTATTAACAGATAGTTCTGCTTATGTAATTCAATTTGTTGGTCCACCATTTACATTTAGTGTTAAACAAGTTGGTACAAACTGTGGTTTAATTGGTCAACATGCGCTCACTTATTCTAATGGTGTTGTTTTTTGGATGTCAGGTGAAGGTGGATTTTTTATGTACGATGGTACTGTTAAATCAATACCATGTTTAGTTGAAGACTTTGTATTTACAACTACAGGAGATAATTTAGGTCTAAACTTTAACGCTAATCAAATTGTTTATGCAGAACACAATACTTTATATAATGAAGTAAATTGGTTTTATGCAAAAGATGGTTCTGATCAAATTGATAGATGTGTTACTTATAACTACGGAGAAAATTGTTGGACAACATCATCATTAGCTAGAACATCTTATGTTGACACAGGTGTATTTGATTTACCATATGCAACCGAATATGATTCAACAGCGATACCTAATTTTCCAATACAAGGTATTACAGCAACGTATGGTTCATCAACTTACTATGCTCATGAAACCGGAACCGATCAAGTCGATTCATCGGGTACAACTTCTATTGATGCATTTATACAATCAGGAGATTTTGATATATCTGCAAGACGTAGCGCGTTAGGTGGTACAACTGGTCTTGCTGATTTAAGAGGTGATGGTGAGTTTATAATGTCTATGAAACGATTTATACCAGACTTTAAAGTTTTAACTGGTAATTCAAAAGTAACCTTATTATTAAATGACTATCCAAATAATACAGCGTCTAGTTCACCTCTTGGACCCTTTACAATAACATCATCCACTGATAAAGTAGACACTAGAGCTAGAGGAAGATTACTTGCAATCAAAATAGAAAATGATGCTATAGGTGAGACTTGGCGTTATGGAACATTAAGAGTAGATATAAAACCAGATGGAAGAAGATAAT